ACACCCGCAAGTTGATCAATCAAGCCAGCGTGGACATCGAGAACTTTGTCCGCTCGGATTTGGCTGCGGTGCTTGCCCGCGCGATTGATGCGGCTGGTTTGCACGGCGCGAGCAATGGTCCAACCGGCGTAGCGGCTACTTCGGGCATTGGCTCGGTGGTCGGTGGCACGAACGGCGCTGCGCCCACCTGGGTGCACATCACCCAATTGGAGCGCGAAGTGGCGATTGATAACGCCGATGTCGGTTCGCTGGCGTATCTCACCAACCCCAAGGTGCGCTACAAGCTGCGCAACACCTACCGCAACGCGACGTATGGTGAGATCCCGATTTGGGGTGACAACCCGCAACAGCCGCTGAACGGTTATCCGTCACTGGTGACAAATCAGGTCAGTTCCACGTTGACCAAAGGCTCAGCCAGCGGGACTTGTTCCGCGATCTTCTTCGGTGACTGGTCTGCGATGATCATGGGCTTCTGGAGCGGTCTGGATATTCTGGTGGATCCATATTCCTTGAGCACAACCGGTTCACACCGCGTGGTGGCATTCCAGGATGTGGATATTGCTGTGCGCCATGCTGAGTCGTTTGCGGCGATGCTGGATGCGCTGCCCGCGTAGTGAGTAGATTTTAGAGGTAGCCCGACCCCACCCCTAACCCCTCCCCAGATGAGTACATCTGGAGAGGGGAATGTGGAAAGGAACGAGATGTTAAGTACAGATAATGTGACCAGTAATCAGCCTCAGAGTGAACATAAGCTGAGGGTTCGATTTATTCGGAACACCATCGCGCAGAAGCAGCAGGTCTTAGAAGGTGATGTGCTGGATTTGCCGGAGCAGGAAGCCCGATTTATTGTAGCTGCGGGTAAGGCAGTTTTCGTAAAAGAGGACGCTGCACCCGAGGTCGCAATCGAGACGGCGGATGTGAAACCGGAAGCGATGGAAAGCACGGACGTGAAGAGTCCGCGCAAGAAACGAGGATAGCAGCCCTCCCTTCCAAGGGCTGAGAGTCCAAGCTCCTGCCTGCGCGGACCTCCACCTGCGCGGGCAGGAGACCCACCCCACCCCCTGCCCCTCTCCATCCTTCGACAATCACTCAGGATGGAGAGGGGGGAGAACTTGGATGAAATACGCTCAGACATTTTGCACGGTGCGAGATTTGATTGCAGATGCACAGGCACCCATCGCGGATGAGGCGCGGCTGTTTCAGGCGATCCGCGAGGCGTGTGATTATCTGCAAAAGGAAATCGGATGGTTCATCCCGGTGACGTTGACGCGCAAGTTCAACGGGAAGGACCATGAGATTTTGATTCTCCCGCCCTTGTTGAGCATCACCAGCATCGTGAATAATACGGATACGCTCACGACCAATGATTACATCCTGAAACCGGATGGCGGTTACTGGCCGAATGGTCCGTATGGGGAGATTTATGTTGACCCCGATTCGAATGTGCTGATGAGCTGGATGGATGAGACGGATGGAGTCGTGATCATAGGGACATGGGGCTTATATAACCGCAGCGGAAATCTATCAGCTACGGTGGCAGATACAACCCAGCAGAGCGACACACAGACTACTTTGAAACTTTCGAGCGGCGGCGAAGTATCCCCCGGGATGGTGCTGTCCATTGGGTCGGAGCAGGAGCAGGTTACGGGTTGGAGTGACCCGACGACCGGCGTCACGCAATTGAACGGCGCGATATCCATTTCGGATGAAGTGCTCACGGTGGATGATGCGAGTCTGGTGACGGTCGGTGAAGGAATCCGCTGTGAGTTTGAGCAGATGCTGGTGAAGGACAGGAATACAACCACGCAGAAGTTGTATGTAATGCGCGGCTGGAATGGAACGAGCCGCGCTATTCATGCGGATAACGCGGCGCTGGATGTCTATCACACGGTGACTGTGGAACGCGGCGTCAATGGCACCACGCCGGAAGTCCATGCGAATGGAGCCAGCATAGCCCGTTTTTATGCGCCGGATGACGTGCAATATCTGGCAAAACAGATTGCGACGCTGATCGTGCAGAAGGCGAAGAGCGGATACCAGGGGCGCACCGGCAACGCGGAAACAGGCGTCGTTTTTTACAACGATGCCTTCCCACGGTTCGACATCGAGCGCATCAAGGATTGCTATGACCTGCGGAGGGTGGCATGAGTTACAAGATTGATATGACATCCCCAGATGTAGATCAGCAGATTGCGCTGCTGAAGTTTTACCCGGAAATCATGGAGAAGCATTTCAAGCCCGTGGTGGTGAAGGATGTGGCGACGCTGTTTTCCAATATTCATGGAAGCATTCCGAAGCGCACAGGCACAGCCATCTCCAAATTCAAGAAGAGCGTGACGGGCAAGGGCGTGAACCTGACCGGGCGCGTGGGTTGGTGGGGCGCGAATCAGCCCTGGTATATCAACCCCGTGGAGTACGGCGCGAAGGCGCATCAAGAGAAACGAAAAAAGAGCGGGAAGACCTGGAATCATCCGGGCTTTTCGGCGCGTGGATTTATGGCAGCCGGTTATTCGGCACTTAAACCAATGATAGATGCGGATATGGCTGCGGCAAGTGATGCAGTAGTGAAAGAGATGGCAGTGCCATGATTGAAAACTGGATTGATGCCATTCAGGATGTGTGGCGCGGGATTAGCGGCAAGAATGTGAACGCGCCGTATCTGCTCAAACAGGCAGAGTTTCCGACATCCATTGACCCGGCAAATCTGGCAGCCAACCCAATTGCGTTGACGCTGGTGGCAGAGACCAAATTTCTATATTCCGCGGGCGGACCCAATCTGGGTTTTTATACGGGTGTCACTGAATTCCATATAGCGCCATCCGTTGAGAAAAGTCTACTGCCGGGGCTGATGATATGGCCGGGACTGATTGCAGAAGCGGCTGCGGCGAATTTGGGACTGGGCGGCAGAGTGAAGCATTTTACATTGCAAGACCGGGATGACCAGATAAGCGGTCCGCTGGAATTGCAATATGGCAATGAGAGCCCGCATTGGGGATTCATTGTGTATTGGAAAGTGAAGGAAAGTGTCAATAGCGCCATCACGGTGGCGGTAGGAGCGTGAAGATGAGCACTTATGTTTTTGATACGACGAAAGGCGCTGGCGTGCCGGGGCTACCGCATGAAATCACCGATGAGGAAGCGGCGGAACTGGGAGTCAGTGATTTGTTGATGGCGGCGATTGAGAATGGGAGTTACAGACCGTTGACCGTGGATGGTGGACGGTTGAAAGCAACCCTCACCCCTGCCCCTCTCCCGAAGGGCGAGGGGAAAAAGAGTAAGGAGTAAACCATGGGCAGTAGATTTTGGTCAATGATGCAGTATGGCAAGGAGTCCCCACGCGGGACTGCGGTGGCGGCTACAAAGAAATGGATGGGCAAAGTTCCAGCGGTGAATACCGACCGCAAGCCGGTGGTGCCCGATGAGAACGTAGGCATCCGCGCGAAGGGCGTGCGCAGTGTGATTCATCAATATTTATATAACAACACACTGAGCACAGAGCACGGGTATTTTCAGCAGTTGCCGGTGGTCTTTGGCTGCGGGCTGAAAGGCGGGGTGACAGCCGCCGAACAAACCCCCTCCCAGCAGGATTATCTGTGGAATTTCACGCCCAGCCTGGTGAGCGGGGTGAGCAATGCGCCTGATTCTCTGACTATTGAACTGGGTGATGACGTTCAGGCATTCGAGGCTGAGTTTGCCATGTTCGAGCGGATCCGCATCAGCGGACAGGTGGCACAGGGCATGGATGTAAGCTCGGTGAATGTGGAGTGCGATTTCTTTGCGCGACAGTTGACGCCCACCACGTTCACACCCGCGATCGCATTGCCGACTGCCACGGAAATGAACGCGAAACTGGCGCGGTTATATGTGGATAGCGCATGGAGCGGAGTCGGTGGCACGGAGCTGGCAGACATTCTGCGCGGGTTCGATATCGAAATCATCACCGGGTTGCACCCGAAGTTCGCGGGCAGCGCCAATAAATATTTTGATGGTTTTGGCGAGGGCATCATCAGCGCCACGGCGCAATTCACGCTGGAAGGGACGAGCGCGGCAGATGCGTTATTCGATGCGCAGCAAGCCAAGACATTCCAGGCGGTACGGCTCGCGATATTGGGTCCGCAGATTGGGACGGGCACCACGCATAGTTTGAAGATTGATATCGGCGGAGTGTGGGAGTCGGTCAGCCCGTTGAATGGCGAAGACCGCGGCGATAACCTCCACGCGGCTACGCTGATTGATTATTACGATGCCACGGGCGCGAAGAGTCTGCAAGTGGCAGTGACGACAAATTCGAATAGTTATTAACCCCACCCCCTGCCCCTCCCCAAATATCCGCAACGAGCGCGGAGTATTTGGAGAGGGGAGAGTAATGGGAACGAATTGGAAGGATGAAATGAAATTTGTAATGCCGAAGGTAGTGGTGACGGTGGAGATGAGCGAGTATACGGCGGCATTGTCACCCAACAAGCTGTATGTGTGGGTCAATCCGCCACGCGAGAGATTGGAAGCGTATGACGCGCTGGTGACAGAGTTGCAGAAGCATGAAGTGGCAGCGGCGCAGCAGCTCCTTTTGCCCGAGCAGGCGGAAGGGAAGAAGGAAGCGACGCCGATAGAGAAGGCGTTCGAGCAGGTGAAACGCTGGCTGAACATCCGCAACGAGTCGAAGGCTGAAGGATTGGATGAGGGGCTATTGAAGTGGTACGCGGAGATTTGGAGTCAAGGTCCGCAAGAGACGCAGTGGAGCGTGGAGGAACTGCGCGATTTGGAAAAAGAGGACCCGGCATTTTTGAGTTGGATGATCGCGCAGACGTGGAACACACGCAAGGCGCATATTGAGATGAAAAAAAAAGTTTAGCGGCTGCGTTGGTTTATACCGCGCGCACGGGGTACATCCAGCACCCGGATATGCTGGATGTACAACGGGCACGGTTGATCAACTGGCATTGCGGCGGCGCGGTGATCGCACCGTGGGAAGTCGGTCAATTGGATGACCACTGGCTGAATGTGTTTAAAGGTTTGCAGGAGTTACCGAAGCTGAAGGAGAATTTTCAGGCGTTTGAAAACCTGCTGGCGAAGAGACGGGCTGAGAACCCGACGTATAGGAAATATTTTCAATGATGCCCCCCTGTCGGTGAGTACACCGACATCCCCCCAAATGACTGGTCTCGATACGCCTTCGGCTACTCGACCACCAACGCAATTTGGGGGGAGAGAATAGGAAAAAACTTTGGCACGCAGCGTATTGGATATTATCATCAAGTTATCGAAAGAAGGCGGAGCGGATAAGGAGACCATTAGTGGTCTTGTTTCGCTTAAGAAGTCGATACTGGATGCGGCGGCAGTGGGCGGTACGCTGGTGGCGACGGGGTTGGCGATTAAGAAGGTATTGGATGAGACAGTAGGGTCTTTGGTGGCTTATGCAGACCAGGTGCGCAGCGTGCAAAACGCGACTGGGGCAAGCGCGGAGGATTCATCGAAATTAATTCAAATTCTGGATGACCAGAAAATATCCTATGAACAGTTGGAGAAAGCGATCCAAAAGAGCGGGAAGGCTTACGACTTTTCGATTGCTGGCATTGCGGGGATGTCTGACCAATATTTGAAACTGGGCAACGAACAAGACCGCGCGGCGTTCATGCAGGAACGATTTGGGAAGCAATGGATTTCATTTATTCCCATCATGCAGCAGGGCGGCAAAGCCATCAAGGATGCGGCGAACAATGTGGAAGCCAGCTTGATATTGAGGCAGAAGGCGGTTGACGCGGCGCGTGAGTATGAAATCGGGATGGATAATCTTAATGACAGCATCATGGGCGTAAAGATTTCATTGGGACAGCAATTCATCCCAGCCGTTAACCAGGTTGTAGACGGAATGAACGTGTGGATCCGCGCGATTCAGATTGCCAAACAAAATAACGATGGCGGGCTTGTTTCACAAAAGGAATGGAACGCGGCATTAGACCAGGCGGTGCAAGAGACAGCCGCCAGCAAACAGGCATTGATGCAACATGCCGATGCGGTGGCACAGGATACCGAAAACGAAAAAGCCAATGCAGAGGCGGTGAGGGAAACAACCCAGGCGCATCAATCCATGCTGGGGCTGATCATGAACATCGCCAATGAGAACAAGAACTATGCCGACAAACAGGCGGAACTTACGCAGAAGATGGCGGAGAACCGCGCGGAGGCAGAGAAGCTCTATCCGTGGCAGTCACAGCAGCTCGATGAGTTGAACAAGAAATATGCTGACATGGAGGTCACGTATGAGCAGAACGCCGCGGCGCATAACGCGGCGATGAAAAAGATTCAATTCGATTTATTCGTGACGAAAATTTCAGCGAATGGAGTGACGGACGCTGAATTTCAGATGGAGCAAAAAGCCGGGTTGATGTTCGGTGTCTTCGACCAGGAGTCGGTCAATGCGGCGCAGAATATGAACGCCGTGGCAGATGCCATCGCCAACGGTAAAGCCAAACTGGAAGACATGGACGCGCTGTTGAAGCTGATGAGCCAGGGATATTCGCTCAACGTCGCGTTGAATTTAATCACGAATATGGCTGAGGGGTGGCAGACACAAGGCTCGGGAAACAATCATCCAGCGACCACCGTGCATCCCTTTGCCGAGGGAGGTATTGCGACAGGTCCGCAGAGCGGGCATCTGGAGTTGTTACACGGGACGGAGGCGGTGATTCCGTTGAACAATGGATCCATCCCTGTGCAATTGTCAGGGAATGGCGGAGGAAATGTCACCATCCAATTGGTCATCTCATCGCCAATGACTATTCTGGACCAGCAGATGGCGCAAAATACGTTGCTGCCGTTCATCATCAGTGGGTTCCGCGAGGCGAAAGCGAGGGGAGCGATATGAAATGCAAAAGGCAGAAAGCGGAAGGCAGTCCTTTGACTTCCGCTTTGACACGGCTTCACCAGTCAGCGTCCGCTCAGGATTGGCAAAAGGCGGAATGCAGAAGGCAGAAATCAGAATGCGGAGGGTGGAGATGACTGATAGACGCTATGGAGTCAATCAATATGGCGATGGGAAGCTGTATGGTTCATCGGACACACGCGAGGCGCTGGCGTGGGATGTGTCCATTGATTGGGACGAGGATTCCATCTTCGATGCGAATGAGGCGAGCTGGTTGACATCGGTCAGCATCACGCGCGGCAGGACACGCCTGCTGAAAGATGTCGGGCAGGGGTTTGAATCCATCAGCACAGGGACGGCGGTGATCACGCTGCGCAATCAGGATGGACGTTTCGATGGCTGGAACACGGGGAGCCCGCTGTATCCCAATGTGAATTACGGCAAGGACATCCGCATTCGGGTGCGGGATTTGAATGCCGCGAATGCAATCTATCCGCTCTTTCGCGGGACCATCACCAACATCGTGCCGGTGGGCTATGGCGACGATGCCAAGGTGATCATCTATGCCAGCGATGGTCTGGAGCTCCTGCGCAACTACGTGGCGCGCGTGGCGATGCAGCAGAATATCACACCGGATGCCGCCATTGGGAAAGTATTGGATGCCGTCAACTGGCCGTCGAAGTGGGGGCGCAACCTGGATGTTTCCAGTGAAACGATCCGGTATTGGTGGGCTTCGGGGAACAAGCAGGCGATGAGCGAAATCGAAGACCTGGCGCTCTCGTTCCTGGGTTATTTTTTCGTGGATGCGAACGGAGGGGCGCGGTTTATCAAACGCTCGAACGTCAGCAGCCTGGTGGCGAGTTTTAGCCAGGAGATGATCCTAAAGGATATCGGAAACCCGCAGCCGTATGAACTGCGACGCAACATCACGCGCCTGAAGGTGCATCCACGCACCGCGGCAGCCACGGGCGTCATCTGGCAGTTGTTGGGCAACATCCCCAGCGTCTCACCGGGCGGGGCAAATGCGTTGTCTTTGTTTGCCAACTACGCCTATAACAACATTCCCACGCCCGCGATCAATGTAATCACACCGGTGGCGACCACCGATTACCTAGTCAACTCACAAAGCGATGGATTGGGCACGAACCTGACCGGCAGCTGCACAGTGAGCCTGACGGATTTTGGGGATAGCGCCAAACTGGTGATCACCAACAACAGCGGGACGTTGGGATACATCACGTTCCTGCGCGTGCGCGGCGATGCGATCTATGAGCCCAACGTCAGCGATATCACCTACCCCAGCGACATCAGCGCGATAAAAATGCCGCGCGAGCTGCTGATGGATTTGCTCTGGCAGCAGGACATCAACGTGGCCGTGGATATCTCGAATGTGCTGGGTCCGTTTTATGACAGCGCGCACCCGGTGCCGACTGTGAAAATTGACGACCGCCCGGACCTGCAATATCTGGCGGACCTGTTCGATATTGTTGCGCCGGATATTGATTATCTGGGCATCGCCGGGTCCTTCCGCGTGGGCGGCATCGAGATTAGCACCGATCCGCAATATGAGAATTGTCAGAAGGCGCAAACCATCTGGCATCTGGAGCCGTATGTTTCGGCGGCGAATTATATGCAATGGGATACGAATGCGGTGTGGGATACGAGCACGGTGTTTGGATGGTGACCCTCCTACCCCCTCTGCCCTTCGGGCATCTCCCCCAAATGGCTTCGCAATTTGGGGGAGAGGAGAATTGAAATGAATTTTAAATCGGTTGATTACATTGTGAGTGCGAAACATTATGGGGGGAGCGCGCGCGGGTACATCCGCAGGATGCAGCAGGATATTCACCGGCGCGGGATACCTGTGACCATCAAGGATTTGGACGGGGAGCCGACCGGAGTCCCGGTGGTGGCGCGCGTGTGGCAGGGTCAGTGGATTGCGGAATGCGAATGCCGGGGCGCGTGTTTTGTGGACCCGGAGGAGCCGGTATTCTTTTGTTTTGGCTGTGGAAACCGCGCAAATGGACAGAAGCCGCGACCAGTCATCTTCCCGGAGGATTGGAAAGCGATCGAGCAGGTCTTGCTGGAACGCCCGGTGGATGATCTGGCAGGGCTGACTGATTTGGAGCGGGCTGGGATGGCAAAGCCGGTGCTGTTTGTGGAGGTCGAGATTTCGGTGAGACCGGATATACAGAGGGTAGCACAAGCGCTTCGCACAGGAGCACCTATCCCCGCAGACGAGAAGCGGATCCAACATCTGCCCCTGGTGCGGTCATGGGAACCGGGAGAGACTGTGGAGCAACTGCGCAGTCAACAGGATGCGCCGATCCGCAAGTGGCGCAAAGAGATTGCAGGAGGCGGCCCTTCGTCTGCGCTGCGCTCCGCTCAGGACGGAGGCGGGCATGGCATTTAATAACAGCTTCACGGCGGTGACCGGGGCAACATACACGGCGGCGCAATACAACACTTACACGCGCGACAATTTAACGGCGGTGTGGGTTTATACGACCGCGGGAGATTTCGCCTATGCCACGAGCGCGACCACGCTGAACCGGCTAGGACTTACTGCCGCTTATGATATTTTGCAAATCAATGCCGGGGTGACAGCTCCCGCCTGGGTGAGCGGCACGCCCAAGGCGACGCTGGTATATAACAGCACGGATTTAGCCAGAACCGCGCAGGCGATGACGTGGAATTCGGAAGTCTATGATGACGGGGGCTGGCATAGTACTGTGAGCAATACCAGCCGAATCACAGTGGATGCGACAGCGCATTACCGGATTATGAGCAGTATCACCCTCTGGATGCCATCTGGAGGCTCGACAAATAATAACCACCAACTACAAATCAGACAATACAACTCCATCGGAACATTGCTGGGCACGTTTGTAGACCGGCAATCCTTTTATGAGGACGGACAGACTGTGCAATTGCATCCTGCCGATGGCTTGCGGTTGAGTTTCAGCGCCAACGATTACATCGAATTGTATGTGCCGGGCACGGAGACCATCAACGGCGTCAACAGTTTTCTGGGGCTGGAACGGGTGAGACCGGGATGACGATATGAAAAAGTTTCTTCTGATCATCCGCATTCTGATTGCGGTTGTGGCATGTCTTTTTTTGAGTTCGTTTTTTCTGGCAATCTTTCTGATTGGTCTGGATGCCATGAATAGAGGTTTCTGATGACGGATTTAATTTCATTCTTCAAGACGGATTTGGTGAATGATCATGTGGCGGATGATGTCAATAAACTCATTGCAGCCAGCATCCGACCGGAATATGCGAACACGGAGACCATCAGCGCAACGAAAACGCTGACGGATTCTGATTGTCAATTCCAATTTTTGACTGCCAGCGGGGCGGACCGTACGGTGAAATTGGCCGCAGAAGCGATCACGAATCATCCGACACTGATTTACAACTCGGGAGCGAGCCTGAATATCGTGGTGCAAAATAATGGAGCGACGGCGACTTTTGCCACGCTCGCACCGGATGAATGGCTTATCTTTATCCCGTTGAATGCAGAAGGTTGGAGGGCATGGGCACCACCAGAGCGGGAATATAAGCTCTCGCCTACGGTGGCAAGCAATAATCTCACGCTGGCATTGAAGCATCTGGATGGAACCGACCCGAGCACTACCCGCCCGATTGTCTTTACCATCAATGGAGTAAAGCGCCATGTAACCGCCGCGCTCTCAGTGACGGTCAATGCGGGCGCGGCCAGCGGCGCTGGCACCTTTAACGCGGGCGCGGCTTCGTTAGCCACAAAAGCCATTGATTATTTTGCGTATGTAAGCTGGCGCGCGGCTTCGAGCGCAGTGGTGTTGGGATTTGGACGATTCCCGTATGCCGCGTTGGGAAGCGACGCCAGCGGCACAGCGGCGAACGAGAAATATATTGCATGGTCCACGGCACCGGCTGGCACGGACGATGTGATCAATATTGGGCGTTTTGAAGCCACCAACAGCGGCAGCGCGTCGTATAACTGGAGCGTGCCGACTTATACCAATGACAACCTGCGGCATGTAGCGACCTATGAGACCCGGGAGTTATCCATCGCACCGCAATGGACTAATTTAACGGTTGGGAACGCCACGCTGTATGGGAAATATCAATTAATCGGCAGAAGACAGAAATTTCGCACCGGCATCATATTGGGCAACACGTCTTCGATGGGCACAGCGCCTTCGGTGGCAACCCCGTTTGCCTTCTCGGCATTAGGCACGGCACAAGAGAATCTCGGAAACGGGGTTGTACGTGATACCGGTTCAGCTTTGTATGCCTGTGCTGTGCTGCTTTTGAGCGGCTCCATTTACCCCCAGATTTCAACAGCCTCCGGCACTTATGCCACCTATGACAACATCACAGCCACGGTGCCACATGCCTGGGCAAGCACTGATGAATTATCGTTGTACGCTGAAGGAATTTATTAAATGGAACAGGCGGTGATGGGTCAATTCCTGCGGAGTTACCCGCAGACAATTCAGAACCTAAACAGTTTTATTCACGGCTTTTATAAGCCGCGCTATGCGTTCGTGGATGTCAGGAGAGCCGTCATCACGCAGTTGAAGAAACTGCCGGATGTGTCGCTTTATGACAAGTTGATTGAGTGGGACAAAATGCGCTCCATGACGGATGCGGTGATTATCCGGCTGGGACAAAACCTATGGGTGGATGAGCAGTTTGCGCGGAACTGGGCAGAAGCAAAGAAGCGCGCCATGCGCCGCGGCGGGTATTGGTTCTATGATGGCAGAGTCAGCCCGGGCGCGCAAGCTGATTTGCTGGCGAATCTCATCCGAGACGACAAGCCCGAGATGGAGATTTGGATTGATTGGGAACGCAACTATGGCGGAGCGTTCGAGGGATTGGCTAACGTGGTCGCCATGATGCAGCGCGTGGAAGCCCTACTGCCAGGCGTGAAGGTTGGATTGTATACAGGCTATTATTATTTCATCGGAAGCAGCAACCCGCTGACGAATGCGAGTCAATATACCTATTTGAAAACCCGTCCGCTGTGGGAAGCATGGTACACGAACGATGCCAGCATCGTGAAAATCCCAACACCGTGGATGAGCCTGCTTTTCTGGCAATATGGGACACCAGCCATTGGTGCGCAGTACGGTTCGCAGAAACTCGAATTAGACATGAGTTTCTTCAACGGTACCCAAGCCGAGTTTGACGCTCGATACAACACTACTCCCCCACCGCTCATCGTGGATGGGTATCAGGAATTCAGGGCGTTTGGGACGCAGATCCATTTATGGCGCGGGGTGGCTGTGAAAGCCATGGTCACCAATAACGGCGGAAAGCTCGTTTCACCGGTGGAGATTGCGCAACGGACCGGCGCGAATTATGTGGTCAATGTGGATGGCTGGGATACGAGCGTGCCAGCGAGCGGATATCATTCCCCACTATCATTGGCGGCGAGCGATGGGGATTTTTATGAACAGACCCAATATGCGTTTCGACCGTTCATCCAGTTTGATAAAAGCCATAAGCCGAGCGTTGGTCATCAGAAGCCAGTCGCACCGTTCAATCTGGGAAGCGGGACGCGATATTCTGTGCGGGACGGAGTCAATGCCGTGCCGAACAGCAATGAGCCGCAATATCTGGAAGCTGATCCGCGCACAGGCGTGGGGCATACGGCAAATGGAAAAACCATCCTATGTGTGGTGGATGGGCGGAGCGATACGAGCGGAGGAGTCACGCTGGCGCAACTGGCGCAGATTATGTTATGGGCGGGCGCGGTGGGTGCCGTGGAACTGGATGGAGGCGATTCGTCCATCCTGGTGCGGAACGGTGTGAAGGTTTCGCGCAACGGAGATTTAATCAACGGCGTGCGGACGCCGAGACCGACAGTCAATTCTTTATGTATATGGACAGGAGAGTCAGGCATGGCAACACGATATGAAGCAAAAGCAATCGGCGATAACACGAAGCTGCGACCGAACCATAATACTCTGAGCGATTTCAATCCTGCGAGGGCGTATCCTATGAATACAAAATTTCATGGGGATGTGCTTTGGGTGGCTGACGCCACGAATAAGGACGTGAGTCAGAACGTAGGTGATATATGGCTCGCGGTGACCGATGTCAATGGAATTGCTATGAACGCATGGGTGGCAATCACGCACCAGGGCAAACCGATTTGCACGCTGGTGGATAACGGCGTGCCTGCACAGGCACCATCCATTTTCATCACGCACACATTCAACGATGCGTTGAGTGTGACGGATGAAAGCGGCAAGGTGACCGAGTATGCCGCGACCTTTACCGTGCCAAACGTGGAATATAAGCCGAAATGAATTTGAACCGCACACACGCGCGCTCGATGAGTATCCAGTTATCCATGCCGACTGCAAAGCCGGTGTTGTTCAAGGTGCGCGGCTACGGCGACTCGGTGATGATAGATTTGATGGGATTGGATACCAATCTCTTCGGGGTCGGGAACTTCCAGAATGTGTGTTTGTTTGACCCGAATAACGATGCGTTTGGCGCGGTGAGCAATTACCAGACGATGGACGCCGAGGCGCTGCATTATCTGGAGCAGATCCAAAGTGCCGACGCTGCCACGGTCAAGATGAAATTAAATTGGCTGGGGATGGGCAGTTTTGCCGGGCGACCGTACATGCTGAAAAACGGTTTTGAAACCTGGGGACTGATGGTGTTTGGGTTCAATTGGGTGCAGGTGGAAGCGGTGAATGGCGAGCCGGTGGAGTACGTGAAGCGGGCGCGATATCAATCGCGCAATCTCATCGAAGACATTCCGATGTATAAGGTCATTGGGATGCGGCGCAGTGACATGGCGCGACCGGTGGCGGAGTTGATTGCCGAGGGGTTGATCCACCATGCGACGGAGGCGTTTTACCCGACAAATAAACTCGGGGAGACGCCACAGGGCGGCGTGATTTTGAATCCGGTATGGAGTCCACTGGATTGGCCGACGAACACAGGCAGCCGAGAGCTGTATATTCCCAAGGCGTTTTTATTTTTGTAGAGGTGGATATGAATTTCTCTTTAGCAGATATATCCAATTTGTTGAGACGGGCTGCGGACTGGCAGCGGGTAAACTGGGGGCATGACGATCGCACCATGACGCTGGCAATAGCCATCGGTGATAGTTTGACCGGCGCGATGAAGCTGACGGAGGAGAATAAGATTTTCCTGAAATATGGGGCGCTGCTGCACGACATCGGGCGCATAGGGATTGATTCGGAGTTAATTCAGAAGCAAGTATTTACAGCGGCAGACCGGGCGGCGATGGAATCACATGCACAATTTGGGTACAACCTGGTGGCCGATATTCTGCCACCTGAAATCGCGCTAACAATTTTGCATCATCACGAGAATTGGGATGGCACGGGTTACCCCAAGGGTTTGCGCGGGGAACAGATTCCGCTTTTTGCGCGGATTGTGCGGATTGCAGACTATTGGGATGCGTTGCGGAATAACCGTCCATATCGGGATGCGCTCACGCCGGAGAATTCGCTGCACATCATGAAGTTGGAAGCAAACCATTTTGACCCGCTGATTTTTGCTGAGTTTCAAACCATCATCCAGAACGGCGGGAACTGGTGACAGACCTACCTGCGGCATCATGGATTAATCTGGCATTACAGATTCCGCTGGCGCTGGTCATTGTGTTTCTGGTGATTAAGTTTTTAAGTTTCATTCAGGATAATACGAAACAATTCTTGAATTTCATGCAAAGTCAGCAGGAGATGAACCGGAATCAGATGAAGGAATCTCTTTCACGGCTGGCAGAGGAAATAAAAGCCGACAAGACCGATATGCTTAAGGAAGTATCGAATCTGACACAACGAGTAGACAGTGTGATTGACAAGGCAATCATGCTGGAGCGGTTGATACCTGAAAAAACGAGGCAGAGACGGAGAGAATGACCCGCTCCTGCCTCCCCCAAATATTCCTGCGGAAGTATTTTTGGGAGAGAAAGCAGAAATGAAAAGAGCGACAAGAAAGCAATGGCGATTGTTGGAAGATGAAATGCTGGACGTGCGCCATAGTTTCACCATACGGCTGCGGAATGCGTTGATTGCGATGGCGGAAGCTGATCCGCAGTGGATGATATGGGTGGAGGAGAATATCAATCCGCGGTGGAGGCTGTCACGCATCACGCGGGTGGTGGAGGCAAGGACGCGGGCTTTGTTTTTGAAGGGGCATGGTTATTTTGGAAGGAAGAATATTGGAGATTTAATTTTTCGGGAGGGGTGGTGTTTTACAGAGCGAGGGACGCTTTCGGCTGGATGATGACCCCCTCTGCCCTACGGGCATCTCCCCCAAATGTCCGCAACGAAGGCGGAAATTTGGGGGAGAACTGTTTTAAGTCAACGTTTGGATGACATCACGCACTTCGTTGCCCATGAGACGGTTGTAGATGGAGTCGGTGGTGATGACGGAGGAGTGCATGACGTTGAGGGAAACGGCTTTTAGTTCGCGCATGGTTTTGACTCTGCCGACAGAGTAGACGACATGCCCATGGCGCAGTTTGTGGGGGCTGAGATATTTCATCCCAAGGGTTTCACATAATTTTTCAATATCGCGCTCCACGAGGTGATAGCGACCTTCGAAGGCTATCTCGGTTGGGATGAGACGTTCGTTGAAGGGGTAGAGGGTGGAATACCAAAGGGCTGAATTAGAAAGGCAGAAGGCAGAATGCAGAGATTGCCAGCGTTCGACAACGGCGAGTAGTTCAGGGATAGGGAGGAGATAGGTGATGGCGGCTTTGCGTCCCTTGGTACGGACGCCGAATTCGGGGAGTTGTTGGATGGCACGGTTAGGCAGATCCACGCAATGGATGGGGATGGAGGCGAGGGCATCGGCACGCATCCCGGAGAGGTAGAGCATGGCAAGCCCAGCCTGCGCACGTTGCAGGCGTAGGGTTGTGACGGGAGCGGCGCAGAGCTTGAGAACTTCTTCAAGGGTGTAATAGGAGCGCTCGGGGATGCGGGATTGCGGACGAAGGTCGCGGGGAGGCTGAAGACTTTCGATCCACGTTTCAGTTATCGGCTTGTAGAGATGCGGATATTCCATCCGACAAAAGGTGAAGAATTGGCGGGCGACCATCAGGGTTTTGAGGATGGAGGCTGGTGCGAGAGTCGTCGCTTTCAGGTAGATTGGAAATGGGTCGAGAATGCGGGATTTTGGGAAGGGAGTCTCATCAGCCCATTCGAGGAGATGACGCAGGCACTTGCGATAGCGGTCCACGGTGGCGGGGGCGTTTTGGCGAGTCTGCGCGGAGTAGGCGAGGTAGGCGCGAACGTCGAGGAAGTTCTGACGGTTGATCATGCCGCACCCCCCAGCCCATTCCCAACTTCTTCGAATTCAGGGAGGGGAATTTTTGCGGCGCGGTTGATTTTCCCACCGCAACGAGGGCAGGCGGCTTGCAGGATTTGGATGTAGCGATTTTGATAGACTTTACGAGGATGGAGAATTTCCACCGGCTGATCGCATTTCAGACACCAGGCTTGATTTTCGGCAAGGGGCTGCCGTTTTGATTTTTTGAGGGAGATGGTTTGACGTGCCCAAGATACGAAGGCAGGACCGTGGATCCAGTAATGCCCGTTTTCATCTTGAAAGTAGGGCATCCCGGCTGGAAGGTAGCAACGATAGATAGTATCCACATTGACGTTGATTTCTTCCGCCAGTTCTGCTGGTTTGTAGAGCATATCGAGCAGGCGGGCAAGATGGATGATGTTGTGATGTTTGAGCAGTGGCGCGCGCATTGTGACCTCCGAATCGAAACAAGGAATGATCCACCAGGCATGTCTGCTGGCGTTTCACTCCTTGTGTCCAATTCTCGATCCACGTTTGAGGACGATAGCGAGAAAAGTGTCGGGGTGCCGAGATTTGAACTCGGGACCTCACGGCATGGGACTCAATAGCAGCGTCACGGCGAGTCGGGTTGCGAGCAAGGAGTGAGCGTGAATAATCAATAAGCAGTGTCAATTTTGGCTTTACAGGTTTTTCCTTGAGCAGCAGGTTGATCCATAATGGCTTTGAATGTTTCCTGAGCACCAGGCGCAAGATTTTCTATATATTCATCGTCACTGGAAAGCAGGGTTCCATTAGCATCATAAGCAGAAGCCACGATTTTGATAGCATTGGCTTTCACGCCACACTGATTGGTTACGGTGCCATAAATATAACCGCCCAGAGAATCAAGGTCGCAACTTGTGACCTTGATGTCAATGCAAGTAACAAGGTTGGAACCAGCCCCGCCGCCCTTGGTGAGATTGTAGACATAAATAATCCCAACAATCAATAGGGTCACTAGAATAAGCAAAGGGATACGGTTTTTCATACTAATTTCCTCCTTACATCCAGTGGGCGGGATACCAATAGGCAGTGCGGGCACGGAGAAGGGCAAGGCGGTGGATGTACCAATGCATTATGCGATGCGGGAGGGCTGCCAGTGCCATACGCCACACGATGACCTTGCGCTGCCAGGGTTTCAGACGTTGCCAGTTAAGTATCAGCTTTTCGAGTTCTTGTTTTTGAAGATGATCGCTCAGTATCATTTTTGGTTACATATCGATCCGTTTGCTCGCGGATGGCTTTGCGAGCTTCATCATTTACGTATGCCCAATTTTCAATCACGCGGTAAAGGTCGGGGTCTTCTCCAAAGGCGCGGATAGCTTCGTCGCCATATTTTTCGATAATTCGTTTTTTATATTCAGGTCCCGGACTGCGCTTGCCATTCATCCAAGCCGTCATTAATTGTTGACTTGCTCCAAATAGTTCCCCGAATTCTTCAATGGTTTTGCGCTGCCCTGTTTGATATTGCCATTCCAAATATTTGCCGTTCAGGAATTCAGCGATGGTCATTGTTGTGAGTGTAATCACGTTGTAATCTCCTGTAAAGACCCTTGACAGAATCACAACTTAAGGATAATATCCACAA